GTGAATCTAATTATACAGCGCATAAAAAAATTATGGAATCACTTACACGTGAGTTTGAAAAAGATATAAATAAATTAGTTGATATGGATATAGAGTTTGATAAACTGTTTATAACAGAACAAACCCATCCATTGATAATAAAGTTATTGATGCGAGAAGAAGTACTAATTGAAACAGTAATTATTCTCGATGCAATATTGGGGTTTATGGAACGTGAATCTAAGAAGATAACTGAAACAATTATTTGGCCAGATATCTCCAGAAAGATTAAAAAGTATTCCCCATTTGTTAAATTCGATTATGTCAAATGTTTAAGCATTGTCAAAAAAGGGTTTACAAACGCCGCATAATGTGGTATAATATAAGGTCTATATTATGAGTAAAGTGGATAATTCAGAAAATACGAGATACGGAGGAAAATATAAATGTCATTTCAAAATCTGAAGAGCTCGCGAGGCTCGTCTATCGACAAACTCGTAAAAGCTGCGGAAGCAGTATCAACCCCAAAAACGGAACAAACTTCTTACGAAGATAACCGTATTTGGAAACCAACCAGAGATAAAGCAGGAAACGGTTATGCCGTGATTCGTTTCTTACCGGCAAAAGAAGGTGAAGACCTTCCTTGGGTAAGATATTGGGACCACGGGTTCAAAGGTCCTACTGGTCAATGGTACATTGAAAACTCATTAACGTCCATTGGACAACCAGACCCTGTTTCAGAGTCTAATACTATTCTTTGGAATTCTGGTCGTGATGAAGATAAAGCGTTAGCAAGAGAAAGGAAAAGAAGACTACATTACGTTAGTAATATCTTAGTTATTTCTGACCCTGAAAACCCACAGAACGAAGGTAAAGTATTCTTATACAAATTTGGTAAAAGAATATTTGATAAAGTTATGGATGCTATGCAACCAAACTTTGCTGATGAACAACCAGTAAATCCTTATGACTTCTGGGAAGGCGCTGACTTTAAAATCAAAATTAGAAAAGTAGATGGTTGGGTTAACTATGATAAATCAGAGTTTAGTCCAGTATCAGCTTTACATAATGGTGATGAAGCAGCACTAGAAGAAACTTATAATCAACTATACTCTCTTTCAGAGTTTACCGATCCTAAGTTTTATAAGTCTTACGCTGAATTGAAAACTAAATTAAATAAAGTACTTGGTATTAGTGCAGGTATGGAAGCAGCAGATTCTATAATGGATTCAGCTCCAGCCGAAGCAGCACCAACAATGTCAACTGCAGAAGCAGAATCATTTGGTTCTACTGAAGCAGAAGATGATGACACTCTTAGTTACTTTAACAAATTAGCATCAGCTGATTAATTATTGGGAGAACAGGAAAGGGCGTTAATTCGCCCTTTTTTGTATTTTGGGCCTTTGTTCAAAAGTTGAACATAATAAATAAATTTGTGTATAACCATTAATGGGAGAATATAATGAAGACATTATTTTCTGTATTCGCCACACTATTTTTGTTCGTCGGATGTGCTTCAGTTGGAGCAGTGATAGATGGTGGAAAAAACCTAGCAACTTCAACAGTTGATACGGTTGTTTCTACATCTGGAAACGTAGCATCTGCTGGTCTTAGAGACATAGCAAATGTTGTTTCAACAGCAGCCGATGTCACAGAAGGCGTGGTTGGTACTGTAGTTTCAGAAGTTGATAAACAAACTGATGAATTGCAAGACAAGCCAGAAGAAGAATAGGATGGGATGATACGGAAAAGGGAGCCGAAGCTCCCTTTTCTTTTGCGTTAAATTAAGCTACCCATTTTTGGCCACGGTATATACCGCTTTTAGCCTTAGGTGACTTTTCAACGCTTACAGCCTCATGCTTGACTCCTCTGTAAATCCCAGCAGATTTTTTGCTGGAATCTTTAGGTAAATCAGCTTGGTTGTATTTTATGCCTCTGTAAGTTGAAGTCATATCTACCTCCAGTTCTCGTATCGATTTCGTACATAGTCTCACGACTACACCCTTCTCAACGCGTTCCTTCGGAATAACTTTCGGTCTCGTTCGGCGGATGCCTACTTGCTTTCCCCACGAATGTGGGAGGTTTTCAGATTATCCTACTTCCGTCTTATAAAAATAAGATGAACGTATTATTATTTATACGATTTAATTACCTAGATGTGACACCTTCCATAACACTTGATGCTCTGGAAAATGGATTTGAAATTGTTGTAGTGGTGACTACGCTTGAAATATTATCACCATCTCTTTTCACACTGGTGACAATAGCATCACCACCGCCTTGATTTGCTTTCTCTAATGCATTATCAAATGATTGTGAATTCATCATATCACCGGACATGTCATCTTGTACTACTAAGTCTTGATTGAAATCTGTACCTGTAGCAAATTCTAAATCTGCTTGTTCTTTCTTTCTTCTTTCTTCTTCTAATTTTTCTTGGTCTTGTGCTGCTTTTTTAACTTTTATTTCTGCTTTCTTCTTCTCAGCATTATCAGTAGCCATTTTTGGTATTTTGGGTAAATCTATTTCGAATCCAAATATACCTGCTACACCTTCTACCATATTTAATATAAAATTAACTATCGATCCAACTGCGTTTACAATATGTGCAAATGCATCTTTTAGATAAGCAAACCCTAACATAATTACATCAAAGATAGATGTGAATCCCATTGCGTCTCTCATTGCTGCTAGTCCAGCATATATTATACCAAATAGAGCTGCAATAGCTAAGATTGGTAATAGGATTGGTGCCATTGCTAACAGTATAGGTGTAATTGCTGCAATCATACCAGTAAACATTGAAATCATACCAGGAATAAATGTTCCTAACATAAACACCTTAAATACTTTTCCTATTTTAGTAATCATATTTGTTAATTTAATAATTGGACCAGAACTCATAATGCTTCTGTACATATTTAGAATTCCTGGAACAAAAGTTTTCATCATAAAGACTTGGAATACTTTAATTGCTTTTACGATTCGTGATATAAACCCGATAACTTTAGGTAAGAGTGCTAATGCAACACCTGATAATAACATCCAAGAATCACCTAATCCACCCATTACTTTTTCAAAGTCACCAGTAATAATACCTTTAATTAAATCTATTACTCCACCAACTTGTTCAATTATAGAACTAACTATAGCTTGGAAAGCTTCTGGATTTATAAAGAGTAATGCTAAACCAGCTAAACCTGCTAATACTCCCGCACCCGCGAGTGCGCCCGAAATAGCATCGCCTATTCCTTCTGCTGTCTTTTCTGTAGCATCAGCTATCTGGAATAATCGTGAGTTAGCTAATTCATTTTGCTTTTGTGCTTCTCTTCGGTTCTCTTCACTTTCTGCACCAGCTTTAATTTGTTCTAACTGTTTCATTGCAAGATCTTGCGCTTGCATATCACCGGATTCAATAGCGTCTTTTAATGCTTGACTACTTTCTTCAAACTGCATTTGTAGCATTGCAGCGTTTTCTCTACCAGCTTCATCTAATCCACTAAATGCACCATTTAAACTTCTTAATTGATTTTGTAAATCTAATTGTGCGGTAGAATCTGCTTCAAGTAATTTTGTTGACCTAGCATTTTCTTCTATTAGGTCTTCTAACGTACGAACAACCGGGTCATTTTCTAATTTTTTACTTTGGGCTTCTAATACTTTATCTACATTACTTAGAATATCTTCGGATTCTTCTAAACGGTCTGCGATAAGGTCTGCATTATTAGGGTCTTTTTCTAATGCAAATTTAACACCATTAATAGCACGACTTAAAGAATTAGCAAGAGTCGTTTGACCCCTGTTCATAGCTTCGTCTACTTTCTTCTGACCCTCTTGGAGTTTAATCTGAATAGTTTGTCTATCTAATTGTTTTTGAGCAACTTCTTTTTGTTTCTCTAAAATCTTATCAGATGTAGACTTCGGCGACCTTGGCTTTGGTGCTTCTTTTTCTGGGTTTTTATCGTCGTCTGCCATTTATTATTTTCCGAATGCTTTACCAGCTTCACTAATACCAAAACAACCTAATGTTACTACAACAAAAGATGTGTATATTGTATCAGATATTTCTAATGGAGTTCCATCCATTGCTGTAACTAAGTCAAATATACCAAATGCAACCATCATTCCAAAAGATATAAATCCAACAATTGCTTTTTCATTTACATCGTTGTCATCTAAGAATATATCTAATACTCTTCTTTTCTTTTTAGGACCAATTGCTTTTTTCTGCGCTTCAGCATCAGCTTTCATCCTAGCAATTTCTTTTTCTTTGTCGTGTAGATTATTGATTAGTTGGTCATACTTCTCTAAATCTATTTCGACTTCGTTTCTGCTATCTACTTCGCTCATCGTTTCATTTTCCTTTTCTGTTCTTCGAGTCTTTCGTTCTCCTTCTTTATATGCTCCTGCAAGAGGGCTACATATATCTCCCTCTCCCACGGTATCATATTTTCTAGCTCTGTTAAGCTATAGTTATGATGTTGCATCATCGCAAAATTCACCTTGTAATGATTTACAAGAGTATCATGCGAGAGGGCTAGGTAAAAAAACTTTGGAGTCCTTTTAACTCGACCTTATTCTCATGTCCACACTTTGGACATTTATATTCAATATCTTTTTCAACAGTTGGTATAGCTGAAAAGAATTCTGAAACTTTTGCAAATTGTGGAGAGCTTAAACTTTCATAAAAGTTAATTATATTCTCTCTAGTTTCATTCTTACAGTCATATACTTCCTCTTCATCATATATGCTTTGTGTGCAATCAACAATCATATCGAATACACTTGATACCTTTTCCATATCAGCTTCTTGATATTTCTCAGCTATCTCCATTGATGGAAAGTCAAATGTCACACCTATTTTATCATCTAATTGTACTATATTAGATTCTGGCATTTTAGAAACCGTTATAGTATCTAAATCTACCTGAACAGCTGCAACACCTCCACATCCTTCAACTTGACATTTCATATTTAAATCAACTATTTCACCAACACTTTTGGCTCTTAGTTGTAAAAACATATATTCAAAATCAAATAATGTTAATTTTGAAACATCAATGTTATCTTTTACGCAATCTTTAATTACGCTTTTTAAAGCTCTAAATGTTTGCTTTTGATCTTTCGATTCCATTGCAATCATAAGAACTTTTTCTTCTTTCACAGTATAAGGTCGAAACTCAACCTCTCGACCTGTAGACGGAACTTCCATTAAGTAAGTTGCCGTCTTCATTTGTGGCAATGCCATATTATTATCCTCTCATTACGTTAAAAAATCTGCTGCCGATCTCAATGCAGAAGCTGTTGAACTAATTGGACCTTCTGGTTTGTATTTGTCATAAGCCCAAGTCACTGTGACTTCTTGCATTGTATTATCTGCAGTATTATCTAATTCAACAGCTGCTAAGTTTGTTGGAAAACATTTTTCCATTCTTACACCGTAAACCGGAATATTCTTCTGGTTTAATTGTTGAATTACCACATCAACCGAGTAATCGTTTTTAAATCCTACTCGATAAGATTCTGTATCAAATATGCCCGACATCCAAGTCTCAAACATATTCTTAATATAATAGTCGTTAGTTAACCTAAAGGTCATACTAACTTCTTCATCAATAAACGTTTGTGGGTATTTATTTTGTTGTACATGCATATCTGCATCAAATGTAGATATTGTTCTACCTGGAAGAGTAGCTTTTGTACAAAGAATAGATATATCCCTTGGATCGTTTATTAAATTCTGTATACTAAATCCACCAGAAATAATTGAACCAACTATGTTCTCTGGATTTAAATTTAGTAAGGAAACTGCAGGTGGTGCAAAGATAACTTGGAATCTATTCTGTGGAGCTAATCCGCCTTTCTTTGCGATAACCGATTTTATGCTATCTATACTCATTAAGCTCTCCTAGCAATTTTAGCTGATTCAGTCCAAACTGCTTGTTTTCCTTTCTTCTTAAATTGTTCTGTCGGTAAGAATATAGCTATTTCCCAATCTGTCATTGGTACACGTGATATACGAGAAGCTACATGTTTACTTAAATAATGTTTAAAGCAAGGTTTAAATTCTTTATATTTTCTTACACCTTTTAATAATTTATACCTTGCACGTATTCTACTTTTATCTGTTATTTTAGCTGGTGCTGTTGCCATTAGCTCATCTAAAAATAAAGCTCTTGGTTTGTAATTTAAATAGTGTAGATTTAATCCATAGAAACCACCCTTTGCAGGTTCTAACATAATTGTCAATGGGAATCTATCGTAATACGGTAATGTCTCTTTAAACTTAGGATCGTAGAAATACATGTACATATTTCCAGCAAGAGTTCTTCCTACTTTATCTAATGCATCATCTTTTAAAACTTTCTCTCGGCTAACAGTACCAAGTTCTCTTACTTGCTTTTGGAACCATTTTTTACTTTGGTCTGTTCTTGTTGTAATTCCTGCACGGAATGCTGAAGCCGATATTGTGTCGAATAAACTTGCCATATATCTATTTATGCTAACTCTTCAGTAGTTTTATACCTAAATTCTTTAAAGTATCTTCTGTCCATACTTGGAATTTCCATCCCTTAGCATCAGCAAATTCCGAAGCTGCTGTCCATTTATCTGTATTTTTGACATAGGTTAATACTTCATTTAGATACTTTTTGGACTTTCTTTTCGGTTTTTTTGGTGGAACTGTTTCTTTTTTTGGCTTAATTTCAACTAAATAAGTATCTCCATTCTTCATTTGTATTAATAAATCTACAAAATAACGATGTAGTTTCTTATCTATTTGGTACTTATAAGGTATAACAATCTCTTCACTATTCCAATATTGTACATTTGGATTGTCTTCACACCATCTAAAACATTGTCTTTCCCACAAAGAACGATATACGACCGCACTCGCGTCGCCCGCGTACTTTTCTTTCTTTTTAATTTTATATTTACCTTTGTAACTCATATAAATAAACCTATAAACATTTTAATAGTATTTATACGGGTAAGAAATGGCAGAAATAAATAAAGACAAAGAACCAGTTAGTAAAATAATAGCTTTCCCAAGATCTTTAAGGGCTAAAGCAGATGATAAGATGCCACATGTGTGTTTTTCACTTACAGGTAAAGCTTCAGAAGATATAACCTCAGAATTAGAAAGAATCCATTTATATATTCCTGCAGGATTTCAAGTACAAGATGGTGCAAACTTTAATAGTTTAGAATTAGGTGCAGTAAGAGCAGCACAAAAGATTTCAAGTTCAGATAAAAAAGCTGCAGACGTTTTTTCTAATGACGCTGATAAAGCTGTAATGGCATTAAAAGCAATTGAAAGCGTATCAGGAGATGCTGGTGGTGCAACAGCTGCAGCAGCAATGGACCAAGGGGTAGCATTTAATCCACAAACAGCATTAGCATTTGAATCAGTAAATATGAGAACATTTGGATTTAGTTTTACACTAGTTCCAGAATCTGCAGATGAAGCAGAAGATGCAAGACGTATTGATAACTTTTTTAGAAAGTATATGTACCCAGAAACAGTCACAGGTTTCTCTTTAAAATATCCACCTAAATTTAAAATACAATTCTTTATTGGTGAAAAAGAAAATCCTTATATGCCAATGGTTCACGATTGTTATTTATCAGGTGTTGATTCAACATATAACCCAGATTCAAATGCATTCTTTATAGACGGACAACCAACAGCAATTACATTAGCATTAAGCTTTAGTGAAACTAAACAACTTACAAGAACAGATTTATTTAAGAAAGGTTCTGGTCCAGAAGACCCAGCATTTGATTATAGTCGACCTGGTTCTTATCCAAATGAATAGAGGTAGTAATGGCATTTTTTAAACAATTTCCAAAAGTAGAATATGACTTTAATCGCGAAGGTGTGATTAACAACATGGTGGACATTTATAGAAGTGTTAGACCATTACAAAATTTCGTAGATGATACTGCAGCTTATATTTACTATGAAGTAAGAAATGGTGAAAGACCAGATATTATTTCAAATAAATTATATGGTAATCAAAACTTCTATTGGACATTCTTTGTAGTAAATGAAACTTTACATGATGGATTACAAACTTGGCCAATGTCACAAGAAGATTTATTTACATATATTGAAAGAGAATATGAAGGATATGCTATTACAACAAATCCAGTTATTCGAAGAGATAGCGATGGACTGATTACAGCATTTGAAAATTCTTTAGCAGGTAGTGTACCAGGAACAACAACAGGTAAATTTCAGTTAGGAGAAACACTTCGAGGTGGAACATCTAATGCTACTGGAACATTAGTAAAAAAAGATTTAGATTTAAATCAGCTAGTCGTACAAAATGTCACTGGTGCATTTCTTGGCGATCCAACTCCTCCAAGTGGAAATAACATAACAGAAAGAATAACTGGACTAACATCTGGGGATTTTGTGGATTCATATCAAGCTTATAAATATGCAGAAGCACCACATCACTGGTTTGTTATAGGTGATAAAGAAGAAAAGGTAATCACAAATAGTGCATATATTTCTACTGGGGTTTCCCAGAATGATATAACCTTTAAATCAAACCGTGCAGTTGTAGAAGAAATTAATGATGAAAGGTCTAGAATACGAGTTATCGCTCCTTCTTATATAGAACAATTCGCAGACCAATTTGAGACTTTATTAAATGCCTAGAACAGCAAGAGACATCGGTGGAGTTTCCGCTAACCCGGAAGCATTTAATCTTGTACGTGCAACACTTACACATCATGATGCATTCGATGTAGATATAAAAGGTCTAATTCAAAAAATAGATATATTCGAAGATATAAACAAACCATTTTTAGAAGTAATTGTTTTTATAAAAGATTCAACTAACTTTTTAGAACTTGCACATATTAATGGTCATGAAGATTTGTTTATTAAAGTACAAAGAGAAGCAGGTGGGGAAGTAAGAAATTCAAAAGAAACATTTGAATTAGTTTTAAAAGTTGCAGAAGTATTTAATTATATTAGAGAAGAACCTGGAATACAATACTATAAGTTAAGATGTGTATCAGAACACTTATATATGAATCAAACTAAAGTATTAAGAAGGTCTTTCCAAGGGTCAATTGGTAAATTAGTCGAAGATATTTGTGATAAAGATTTAGAAATACCTATTAAAACTATTAACAGAGATACACAAGAAATAATAAAAGGAATATATCCTACACTTAGACCAATACAAAGTATTAACTGGTTATTAAGAAATGCTTATGATAATGGAACACCATATTATTTTTACGAGACAACACAAGATGGAGTACAGTTTAATTCTTTAGAAAATTTATATGACCAAGAAGTTTATAATGAATATGAATTTAAGCCTTTCTTTGAACATGATATGGGAACAAAAGCAGGATTCGACGAACAAGCAAGAAGAATAACTAGCTTTGGTTCTGAATTAGGAATGTCTAAATTAGAAGGAATGGCAAATGGTTCTTATGCATCTACTTTGCATTCTTTGGATATGTACAATAAAGAATATAAAAAAGAATTTTTTAGCTACGATGATAGTCAACCAAAAAAATTAGAAGCTAAAAATCCATTTTCTGAAAATACAGTAATCGGAGAGGGACAAAGAAAATTACCAGAAATGAAAGAAGGTAAAAATTATTTCTTATCCAGAAACACAGGGGCATTTTCTGATACTAGTCATAAAAATTATCACGAACCAAATCATATTACTTTATTAAAAGGTAGTTCACATTTAAGTACAATTAATTTTATGACACATAACTTTGCTTTACCTGGAGATTTTAATATGACTGTAGGTAAATTAGTAAAATTAAACATTGTAAAAGCTTCAGAGATGAAAGAGTTAGATGACCCGACAGTTCCACTAGATAAATATCTTGGTGGAAAATACTTAGTTACGTCGGTACAACATTCAATAGGACCAGAATCATATAATATGTTTTTAAGAGTCCAAAAAGATTCTTTAGAAAGAGGTATTGAGTTAGGAAAATAATGAAAAGACAAGACGACCAATTTGTAGGTGGCCAATTTGATTGGTTCATAGGAGTTGTAGAAGATAATTTAGACCAACAATTAAGAAATAGAGTTAAAGTTAGATGCTTTGGTTATCACACAGAAGATAAAGCAGAGCTTCCAACAAAAGATCTTCCTTATGCAACAGTTATGATGCCAACTACTGGACCAAGTGTAGAAGGTATTGGAATGAATCACCAATTGTTAACTGGTTCTTGGGTGGTTGGATTCTTTCGTGATGGACCAAGTGCACAAGACCCGATTGTTATGGGAAGTATAGGATCGTTTACATCACAAGCACGAGACCCAAATTTAGGATTCTCTGGTGCTTATGGAAACAAAGCAGGTGTATTCGATAGACCGGAGGAAATTGATAAGTTTAATAATTTAAATCAAGTCACAAAAACAGTTGCTGGTCATTTAGTTGAATTAGATAACCAACCATTCATGGAAAGACTAAGCATAACACATGGAACAAATCAATCTAATGTAAGTATTGACCATGAAGGTATTATAACTGCAATATCAAATGGAACAGATGGAACACAACACAGACTTATATTAGACCCTAGTTTAAACCAAATAAGATTAACACACTTTTCTGGAACACAAATAAAAATATTACCAGAAGGAACAGTAGAAATAAATTCTGCAAATGACACAGTAAACATAAAAGGTAATACAAGTGTGACAGGAGATATTACAGCTACAGGAACAATAACAGATAGCGGTGCAACATTAGCAACCCATACACATCCAGGGGATTCAGGAGGAAATACCGGTTCTCCTAATTAATTCGTATAAATAAAGACATGGCTTCAACATTAATACAATCAGATAAAAGTATTTCAGGCAATCTTTCTAAATCAAAGGTTGTTGCTCGTAAAAAAGGTCATAGAGATTTAGACCTTAAATTAGGAATACATCCGATTCGGAAAGATTTAAATGTATTAAAAGATGATAATGCAATAAAGAATGCAATTAAAAATCTATTAGTTACAAATGCAAACGAAAGACCTTTTCAACCATTTCTTGGTGCAAACCTAAGAGGTTTATTATTTGAACCTGCAGATGCTTTAACTAAAATTGCATTAAGAGAAAATATATTAGAAGTTATAAAGAATCACGAACCAAGAGTAGAAGTTCTAGATATTGATATAAAAGATTTAGCAGACCAAAATGCTTACAGAATCTTAGTTAAAATGAGAATAAAAGAATTCGACAATAATGATACGGTCGAAATAGTATTAAGAAGGTTAAGATAAGATGGCAACAAATTTAAAAGTCACAGAACTAGATTTTGCTGATATAAAAGAAAATCTAAAAGCATTTCTAAAACAACAATCAGAGTTTAATGATTATGACTTTGACGGTTCTGGTATGAGTGTATTACTAGATGTGCTAGCATATAATACACACTACAATGCTATGAACGCACACTTTGCATTAAATGAAGCATTTTTAGATTCTGCACAAATAAGAGGTAATGTAGTCACAAGAGCAAAACTATTAGGTTATGTGCCACGATCAATTTTATCTCCAAGAGCAACAGTCACAATAACAGTAGACGTATCTGGAGAAAGCGGAACCATTCCAACAACTCTTACATTACCAAGAGGAACAAAATTAAAAACTCTAATTGGAGGTGAAGAATTCCAATACGTGGTTTTAGATAATCATACAGCACCTTTAGCATCAAATAAGTTTAT